GCCGCACATTTTGACTTAAATGTCAATGCTTTTATGAAAATTTAGGAAAAAAGTTTTCCGCGATATGGAGGAAAGCAAAAAAGAAGAACATGAAAAAGGAGCGAAAATTCGGGCTTTAAAGAGTTTCCGAGACCGCTCTACATAACAAATGGAGGTAAGGAATATGTCAAAAGAATTCAGGAAAGCACCGGGATGCCAGATGGAAGGGAATACCATGGACGGCGGGAATGTGGAGGATGTGGAATTCTCCAGGGAGGAGACGGCGGCGCAGATGCGCGCCCATGAGGAGGATTTCATCCAGGGGCTCATCGACGCGGCGGGATACAGGGAGAATGAGACACAGCGGATTGAGATCATCCGGGGAGGAAAGCTGTACTTTGCCTTCACGATCCGGCCCCTGTCCTCTGAGGAATATGAGAAATGCAGGAAGAAACACACAAGGTTCGTCCGGAACAAACAGCTGGGCATGAAGCTCCCGGAGGAGACGGACAGGACAAAATACAATTCAGCAGTCATCTATGAGGCCACTGTGGAGGAGGACCGCAGGAGCCTGTGGGACAACAGGAAAGTCTGGAATGCGCTCATTGACAGGGATTTCCAGATCTTAAGCGGGCTGGACGTGATCGAATACACGATGATGGCCGGGGAGAAGGACATGGTGCTGGAGGCCATAGACAGACTCAGCGGCTTCGGGGACAGCATGGAGAGCGGAGGGCTGGAGGAGACGGCAAAAAAATGATCGAGGCAGGCGGGAAGGCCTGCCTGCTCCACCACATCTTCCAGACAACAGGCATGACGCCGGATGAATTTTATGAAAAGCCGGAAGGAGTGCAGGCATTCCTCCTGGCATCTATGATGATCACGCTGGAGTCGAGGCAGGAAGGGGGCGGGGAAGACGGCTGAGACGCTGAGGATCGAAGCGGTAATAGAGACCCGGGATGAGACGGAAGAGGGCCTGGACTCCGCCATCCAGAGGATCCAGAGGTTTGAGCAGGCCGCCAGGGGCGCGTCACAGGCCGCAGGCCAGGCAGGGGGCAGGGTGTCACAGTTTGACAGGCAGGCACAGAGGACGGAAAGGAACCTGGCGAAATGGGCGAAGGAGAAGTACCAGATTCTGCTGGAGGCAAAGGACAGGATCTCACCGGCCCTGTCAAAGCTGGGGGGAAGCCTGCTTAAGTTTGCCAGAAAGACTTACCAGGTCTGGCTGATGGCAAAGGACAGGCTTTCGCCTGTACTGTCACAGATAAAGAGCGGTCTGAAAGGCTTTGCCGGGAAGACCCTGAAAGTCACCCTGAAGGCGCGGGATCTTGTGACAGCCCCGGTGAGGGGCATCCTGAACCTCCTGCGGAACCCGCTCCTGCAGGCCGGTGCGGTGCTGGGCATCAGCATCGGCGCGGCGGATACCATAAACACTTTCAAGGATTTTGAAGCCGCCATGAGCCAGGTGGCGGCGGTGTCCGGCGCTTCCGGGGAGGATCTGGAGGCGCTTACGGCCAAAGCAAAAGAGATGGGGGCCACGACCAAGTTCACTGCAAAGGAAGCCGCGGATGCATTCAACTATATGGCAATGGCAGGGTGGAAGACGGAGGACATGCTGGGAGGCATTGGGGGAATCCTGAACCTGGCGGCGGCTTCCGGGGCGGACCTTGCCACGACCTCGGACATTGTCACGGACGCACTGACAGCTTTCGGCATGAAAGCCAGTGATTCCGGGCACTTTGCGGATGTCATGGCGGCGGCTTCGTTCAATGCCAATACGAACGTGTCCCTGATGGGGGAGACATTCAAGTATGCAGGAGCCATGGCTGGCACATTGAAATATTCCATCGAGGATGTGGCGCTTGCAACCGGGCTGATGGCAAACGCAGGCATCAAGGGCACCATGGCCGGCACGGCGCTGAACTCCATCTTCACAAGGCTTTCCACGAACACCAACGGTGCGGCAGACGCCTTGAAGAATCTGGGTATCGCCGTTTTCCGTTCAGACGGCTCCGCGAGGGACTTTGCTGACATTATGGAGGAGCTACGGGAGGCAACGGCAGAATTCACGGATGAGCAGAAGGCAGTGCTCGGCAACAAGGTTGCTGGTACTTATGCCCAGAAAGGGTTCCTTGCCATCCTGAATGCCACGGCGGAAGATTATGCCAAGCTGTCAGATGCGGTAAACAATGCAGACGGCGCGGCCGCCGAAATGGCGGAAAGAATGCTGGACAACCTGGAGGGCTCCCTCACCCTGCTGCAGAGCGCCGTGGACGGCGTGAAGATCTCCGCAGGGGAGAGGATGGCACCCTATGTAAGGAACCTGGCAGACTGGATCACGGAGCAGACGCCTGCGGTGGAGGATGCCGTAAGCAGGCTCATGGACACGGCAGACCGGGCGGCATCCAGGCTCTCTGAAAGATTCCGCCGGATGCAGATGAGCGCAGACTGGCAGAATGCGGATATTTTTGGAAAGATAAAGATTGCATGGGATGAGATGATCGCAGACCCGTTCCTGGAGTGGTGGAACAGCACAGGGCAGGCACGGCTTGCAGGCTTCGCGCAGGACATCGGGAAAGGGATCGGCGCGGGGCTGAAAGCCGGGGTCATGGCGCTTCTTGGGATAGACCTGGGGGAGACATTTGACGAGGGCGCAGGCATCGGGGCGTCCTTTGCCAGAGGGTTCCAGGAAGGCATTGACGGGATTGATTACGGGGCCATATCCGGAAAGCTGGCTGGGGGCATCGGGATGCTTGCCGCCGAAGCGGGGAAGCTGCTGCCGGGAGGACAGGCGGCAGGCCTTTCTTCCCTGGCATCAGCGGCGGCGCTGGTGAAGATTGCGGCACCTGCCGCAGGAATCGGAAAAGGCATATTCAGCATCGGGAAAGCCCTGTTCGGGAAGGATGGGGACGGGCATTCCCTGGCGGGCACCGTCTTCGGCAGGGCGGTGCTCACGGAAGGCGTGGACGGAAGCATCACGGCCGGCGGGAGCGGGCTCCTGGGCCTGTCCGCAAGGGCAGGGCAGATGCTGGGCTCCGGGGCCTCATCTGCCGCCGGGATGGCAGCGGCAGGCGGCGGGGCCATAGCCGGGGGAATCGCTGCCGGAAGCACGCTTGTCAGAAGCGGCATGGACGCGTATACGGCATATAAGGCGTATATGGCCGGTGATTCTGACAAAGCCGCCGCATTCGGGGAGTCTGCCGCATGGGAAGCCGGGGGCGTGGCCGCAGGAGCCGGGATAGGCGCAGGAATAGGCGCCCTGTTCGGAGGCGTCGGCGCGGCGCCCGGAGCCCTGATCGGGGCCGGGATCGGCGGCATTGCCGGATGGATAAAAGGCGACAGCACTAAAAAGGATTATGAGGAACAGCTGGCGGCGGCACAGGCAGAGGCGGAAAAGGCGCAGAAAGTCCTGCAGGCCACAGGAATGGCTATAGGAAGCGTGCACTTTGAGACGGAGGCACTGAACGCCGCTGTGGGGGATGCAGGCGTCAGCGCCGGACAGCTGGCCCTGATGCTCCAGGAAGCCGCCGGCGTAAAAACGGCGGAACGGTTCGGTGACATCTCCCTGTCCATGAAAGAGATACAGGAGATTTCCTCACAGCTGGTATTTGACCCGGCCAGGGAGGAGCTGGACAGATTTACAGCCGCCGCCTCGGAGGCGCAGGGGAGCGCCGCCGCACTGCATGCCCGGCTCAGCACGCTGGACAAGCTGAACTGGAAGAGAAGGCTTTGGGCAGGCGTTTCAGGCACAGAGGCATCGGAATGGAAGGAGGCGGCCGCCGGGCTTTCGGCGGCTGCCGGGGAGTACCTCCAGGACAGCCATTACAGGGCATCGGCTGCCGCGGAGCTCCTTGCAGGGCCGGACAGCGGGATTACCTGGGGGCTTGACAGCATGTACGGAAGCCTTCAGGAAGAGCTGGACGGCATCAGCCGGCAGCTGGCGGACAGGATGGAGATAGCGGTGCAGGACGGCATCATCACACTGAATGAGCATGAGGAGATTGTAAACCTGCAGAAACAGATCACGGAAGTCACGGACAGGGTGGCGGCGGCACAGGAGGAGGCGAAGTTTGCCTCCCTTAAAATCAGGTACGGGGGCGCGGGGCTGGATGCGGCATCCTTTGCCAGCCTGCAGGAGGAGCTCAAAGCGGATATCGAAGAGCTGACGGCGGGCTATGACGAGGCACTGCAGGTGAGCCTTACGAACTTACAGCTCCAGCTGGGCGAAGGGGTGATAGATGAGAGCCAGTACGATGAAATGTTCCAGAAGATCGCAGACGGCTACAACGCCCGGATAGACAGCCTTGCCGAAAGGGCGGGTTCATTCCAGCTGGACGCCATAGCGGACGCCTTCGGGAAGGAGCTGGATATGGTGCTTCCCGGGATGGCAGGCACCGCCTGCCAGAAGCTGCAGAAGGCGGTGGGAGATGCGCTGGCCATAAGCCCGGATGCTTCCCTGTGGACAAAGAAGGACATGGCAGGGTGGTTCGGCCTGGGCGGGCTTTCCGCAGAGACCCAGGCGGCAGTCGGCGGACTTATCAAGGCGGCGGCAGAGAGCCTCCCGGCAGGGGCGCAGGAGCTCCTTGAGGCATATAAGGCGGCAGGCTCCGGCTGGGGCAGCGCCGTGAATAACGGAATTGCGGACAGCATCGCATCCGGCTCCGGCCAGTACAGGGCGGCGGCAGTGGATGCCCTGCTGGAGGCGCTTGCAGAACCGCTGCCGGCGGAGGCAGAAATCCTGGCAAAGCCCAGGATCCGGTGGATCGACATGCCGGAGGGCATCCAGGCTGCTTCCGGAAGCAGGGGAGGCGCCTACAGCGGCAGTACAGCCATGGGGAGTGCCGGGAGCAGCTGCAGCGGCAGTACAGCCATGGGGAGCACCGGGGGCAGCGGCAGTGCCGCCCTCAGGAGCACCTGGGAGGACAGCGGGATCCCGGGCAGGGCCGCAGGCGGCTACGTAAGCGGAGGCCCGCAGCTGTCATGGCTTGCAGAGGAAGGGTACGGGGAATTCATCATTCCCACGAACCCGGCCAGGCGGGCAGGGGCTCTGGAACTGTACAGGCAGGCCGGGGATGCGCTGGGCATCGGGGCGTATGCCTCCGGGGGCTTCACAGGGGGCCGGATCCCGGCCATGGCTCCTGCAGGCATCCATCTCTCCATGGAAGCAGGCTGGAACGCCGCAGACGCCTGGAATACAGCCGCAGGGCAGGATAACGGCGGCATCCCGGCATATTCCCCCGCACCTGCAGGGCAGAAACAGGGCGGCACTGCCCCGGACATCCATGTCAGCGTGCAGGCAGCCCCGGTGTTTGAAATCCAGGGCACGGGGCAGGGAGAGGAGGAAGTCATACAGATAATCCGGCGGCATATGAGTGAAATGGCCGATGAACTCGGCGGGGAGATTGCCGTAAAAATAGAACAGTCATATAAAAACATGCCTGTGGAGGGAGGCGGACATGGATATTAAACTGATACCGGCCGGCGGGGGGACGGCATTTACGTTCCCGGCACTGCCGGAAAAGCTGCAGGTGAAATATTCTGCAAAATACCAGAGCTTCGACATTATTTCCCTGGGCACCGTGAAGGCGCCCAGGGGCACGGATGCGGCGGAATATTCCTGGGACGGGGTGTTTTTCGGCCCCTCCAAGAGGAATGAGCCCATCGTAAGGACGGAGGCATGGCGGGAGCCCGGCGAATGTGCGGGCATCCTGGAGGGCTGGCTTGCGGAAGGGAGGGTGCTGAACCTGATCGTGACGGAGACGTGGATCAATGCGGATGTCACGATCGCCTCCTTCCAGCCAGGCCCGGCAGGGGCATACGGAAACATAGAATATACCATTGCATTCGTCCAGAAAAAGCCCCTGCAGATCTATGATACAAGTGAAATAAAGACAGAGGCTTCTGTGAAGGACACAAGGCCGAGGAATGACAGCGGGGGAGGGCAGGCCGGGGGCACTTATACAGTTGTTTCCGGCGACACCCTTTACGGCATAGCCTCCAGGAAATGCGGGGGCACCGGGAAATGGCCGGAGCTGTATAAAGCCAACGCAGACGCCATAGAAGCCGCCGCCAGGGCGCACGGGATGGCGGACTCTGACCACGGGCACTGGATCTGGCCGGGCCAGGTCCTGCAGCTTGTTTAGGAGGGCGGGGATATGGAAGACCTTTCGCAGATCCGCTGTGCTCTGAGGGCCATGGATGAAAACGGGATACAGCATGACGTAAGCAGCTATGTCCAGAGCCTGGGCTGGGAGGAGAATGAGAACGAGCTTTCAGTACGCCTTTCGTTTTCGCTGATGAATGAAGAGACGCCGGACGGCTTCCTGTCAGACCTCATAAAGCCGGGGTGCCGGGCGGCGGTCTATGCCGCCGGAGGCACCCGTCCGGAAGAAGAGGCGGCGGGAGGGTATGTGGAGACATGGGCCGCAGAGGAGAAGAACAGCGGCAGCATCTTAAGGTGCACCTGCTACGACGGGCTGTACAGGCTCCAGAAAAGCCAGGACAGCAGGTATATCCCTTCCGGCACGGGGACAAGGCAGGCGGTGCAGGACGCCCTGGATGACTGGGAGATCTCCCGGGGGGAATACCTGGGGCCGGACGAGGCGCACGGGAAGACGGTCTTCAATAACAGATACCTGTCGGATATCATCTTAAGCCTGCTGGATGATGCCGCAAAGAAGGGCGGGGAGAGGTGCATCATCAGGGAGGAACAGGGAAAAGCCTGCATCGTCCCCCGGGGAGGGAACAGGACGGTTTATGTCTTTGAACCTGAAAACATGCAGTCCTGCGTCCGCTCCGTCAGCACTGCGGACCTGATCACAAGGGTCAAGGTGGTGGGGCAGGCGGATGATGACGGGAAGCACAGCGTGGAGGCTGTCCTGAACGGCCTCTCCGGATACGGCATCCGGCAGAGGATCTACACAAGGGGCTCCGACGAAAGCCTGAAAGACGCGGAACAGGCGGCGCAGGAGATTCTGGACACGGAAGGGAAGATAAAAAGGGAGATGTCCGTGCAGGCGCCGGACGTGCCCTGGATACGGAAAGGGGACAGGATCTATTTCAGAAACGGCCCGGAAACCGGGTATTATTATGTAAAGGGCATCCGGCACGATGCGGATGCGCACAGCATGTCCATGGACCTGGAGCCTGCAGTGCGGGAGACTGTCAGGGACGGCAGGGCATCGGAAGTGAAGGAATACAAAGCCGGGGATATCGTGCATTTCCACGGCGGCACCCATTATGTAAGCAGTTATCCCGGCTCTAAAGGGTATGCGGCGCGTGCCGGGCAGGCAAGGATCACGATAAGGGACGGCGCCGGAGGGGCACACCCGTGGCACCTCATCCACACGGACGGAACCAGCAGTGTCTACGGCTGGGTGGATGACGGGACATTTGATTAGGGGCGGTGCTGTCCGGACCAGAAAGACAGGAGGGAAGAGATGGGAGGAAGTCCGGGAATCAATAAGCTGGCAAACGTGCTGAGCAGCCGGATGAAAATGGAGAGCGGATCACCGCTGGTGCTGGATTTTGGAGAGATACAGGCGAACGGGAGCCTTCTGACGAACACTTTCCCGGTTCCCCTGCCGAAGGGGGACTATACCGTATGCAGATGCCTCACCCTGGGGGCGGAAGGCGGGCACCTGGCGGACACTGCCGCGCCCGGAAGCGCCGGCGGCGGGTGACCTCCATCGACAAGGCCAACGTGCTGGACACCTCCCGGCTGTGGCGCAGGACCGTGACGGCGGTGGCGGA